AATAGCAGCCGCTGGAAACTCAAGAGTTCCGATGCCTTCGATGTTGATTTTTTTCATATGGCCTCATTCAAAGACAAATTCTTTGCCATTCCAACGCATAGTTTTGCCAGCGCTGACAGGTGGCTTCTTCATAACTGATGGAACAGTGGCCGGTGCGCCGAGTGCAGTATCAAGGTTTTTGAATCCGTAAGTTTTGCCAAACTGCTCGTACTCTGCACGCTTGTTGTTGTAAGCCTGACCAGCGGCAGCGTAGAGTTCATTGGACAACCTCTGGAAATCTTCACGCTGGGTAGGCGTCAGCTTTTGTCCGGTCATCAAGTTGTTGAAGTAATTCTGCAAAAGATCCATGCGGCCAGCAGCGGCCATTGCAATGCCAAGCTCAGACTCACGCACGACAGAGCCAGGATCAAGCAGCTTCATCACCTTGGTAGCACCAGCGACATCACCGATGGGTGTGCCTTGGGCAAGTGACGATACTACTTGGCCGTATGCAGACTTCATGTCGCTAAAGTCTTTGTAAATCGGCTCTTGCTTGAATGCACCGCTGAGCTTCATTTCATTGGTAAAGCCTTCTTGACCACTAGTCATGTTAATAACTGGTTTGACATCAACCTTAGTGGCAATCTGCTGACGATATTCGCCAACCTTACTAGTGCCTGCTGGGCCAGTGCCGGCCAATGGTTGACCGGTAAGATATTCCACAGCACGAATGTCAGGAGAAAGCGCCTCATAAGGCATCATGTTTGGAGCAATTCTGTTTTGACCCAGCTTGTTGGTTTGCACCATAACAGTTCGGCCATCAACAACCACTGGCCTTGCCTCACCAAACTCTGATGCCGCTGACGACATCCTGAGCAACTCCGGCACGCCCTTGTCACGGCCAAGGCTGCCGATTAATTTAAGCTGCTCTTGGCTTAACCCAGAAAAAATACTAGGCGCAGCAGCAGGCGCAGCCGCCATCGGCGGTGGCATCCGCACAGGCATCGTCTCCGACACAAATCTTTCAACAGGCGGCACTGCCACACCCGTCAATGGCTCTGGTGGCATTACTTGCGGCATTGCTGGTGGAATTATTGGCGCAGCCGGAACACCCCCTTGCCCTTGCATAAACTTTAAAAAATCAGCATCAGCCGTTGCAGCGCGTTGAGCCTCTTTCAATTTCTGACCCAGCAGCAGATCCTGCACCGAGCCAGCACGCGCTTGGGTGTAGCCCTGCTGGCCAGCTTGCAGTGCCGAGCCAAGGGCTTGGCCAAGGCCGATGGGGGTAGTGCTGCGGCCACTGGCTTGCAGCAGTGCAGCAGCCGCTGACAGGGCTGCGTTGCGGCCCATCAGCTTGCGCTGGTCTTCACTCAGCAGTGCATCAAGACCAGTGGGCGTGCCGCCCATGCCGCCGCCAAACATGCTGCCAAAGTTTGCAAAATCAAATGGTGTTGACATCTTTATCCCCTATCAAATTAGGCCAAGCAATGCACCAATTGCTGCACCCGTGCCGCCGCCGACTGCGCCGCCAGACAGACCAGCCAACTGAGAGCCAGCCAAAGCACCGCCCAAAAGACCCGCACCGACATTGCGGCTGTATGGCGTTGTTGTAGTACCACCCAATTGGGCAGGATTTGCACCAAGTGCCGACTGCACGATGCCAAGTTTTTGTAGGCCGATATTGCGGATGGCATCCATCTGCTGCTGCTCAAATGCCTGACGCGCACCGCCAAGTGCCATCACATTTTGGCCGCCTTGGAGATTCTGGCCACGGGCATACTGAGCCAACTGAGTAGCCTGACCAAAGCCCTGATTGCGCAGGTTTGCTGACAGGTCAGCGGCCTGCTTCAAGGCAGCGGCATTTGTCAGTGAGGACTGCACACCTTGGCGTGAGCCACCAAAGGCTCTGGCTTGTGTGGCGGCCTGACGATCTCTGATGTCCTGCATCTGGCGGCTTGATTCAATGTCGCCAAGGCTGCGGTCAATGACTTCCTGCTGGTAAGGATTCATGAACGCGCCAATTTCCTGACCAGTGAACGGGGTCAGTGACTGGTTGACCACCTGCCGTTCTCCAGCCGTATACAGCGGGTTGTACCCAGCAAACTGCTGGACAGGCAATGCCCCTGCGACATTTTGAGCCTGACCAAAGTTTTGAAGGAATGCCTCTTTGATCTGTGGATCAATTGAAGTTGACGATGTTTGAGTTCCACCTTTAGACATTTTCAATACCCCTTAAATTTGCCAACCGCATAGCACAGCGGCTCAAGAACAAAACGATAAGCACGGCCAATTGGGTCACGCTTTGTGCCGCGCATCTCAGCGCGTAAGTCAAGTGATCGGTGACGGGCGCAACTCTCAAGGAACTTGCGCACCATCAGGTTGACCTTGCCGTCACCCTGCTTGAAGCCAAAGTCAACCAGCGGCAAGAACAGCGCGTGATAGCCGACTTCGTGCGCCTTGGTCAACTTGCTTTCTGAGTACTTCAGCCAGACTGCGTTGCGGAATGAGCCAAACCCGTACTCTTGATTCATGGCTGTGCAGACGATCTTGCTTGCGGCGCTGCTGCTTGATCCAGCGGCCTCACCAAAATTTGCAGCATCTTGGGCTGCAATTGTGGCGTCATTGGATACAGTCTGGCCGGCAGAGTTAACACCTATGCCAGTTTGACCAATAGTGCCACCAGTTGTTGGATCGCTTAACATTCCTTGACCCGACTGGACTACTCCAAAATTTGCGTAGTCTTGGATGCCAATTGTTTGTGGGTTTGAATAAGAAGTGCCGCCGGACAAGCTGCCCATGCCCATGCCGGTATTTGATGTGTATGTTTGCGGGTCATAACCAGCGGCAACAATTGCGTTGTTGGTAACTCTTTGTGGATCAAAGAATGCTTGCGCCCGACCATATATTGTGTTTGCAAGTCCCTTCTGACCAAGCTGAGTGATGGTCGCAAATAACGGGTTTGCAGCGTAAAAACCAGCCTGTTGCGCAGGAGTCAGGCTTTCCCAGCCTGGGTTTGAACTAATGCCTGTTGGCCCCTCACCATAATTGACATTACGGCCACCGCCAAGAAGGCCGCTAAGATTTAGGCGGCTGTTTGATCCCATAAATGCATTGTTGTAGGGGCGCGGGTCGTAGCCACCAAGTGCGCCACCGGATGGGTAGGCGTATGGATTTTGAGGTATAGGCATTTGACTCATGATTTGCGAGTATGGATCACTGCCTGTTGGAGTTACATCAGTGTTCCCAAGCAATGACTCGGGCTGGTTGTACAGCGTGGGCATAGGCATCTGCTGTTGCGCAACAGGGTAAGGAGTGCCATCCTCACGATAGTATTGATTTACACCAGCGTTTCTGGCTATTGCGGGGTTGCCATACGCTTTTCCATCAGGGCCGTACACAACTTGTTGTGTAGTTGCTTCATCAAGCAGACTCATATCAACTCCTTTGCAAGTACAGACCACTGCGGCCTGTAACCTTCGTCTTTTAAAAATGTCTTTGCCCAGCCCTTGCGGCCTGCCAAAGTCACTCTGGTGCAGCCAATCGACTTGCCCCAGGATTCAATCATCGATCTCATCCGTGAGAGTTCATCTAGGTCGCCACCAGCCAAGAAGTAATGCAAATTCTTGAGTCGCGGGTAGACAATGATCTCTGTCAATACCACCGAGTTTGAGGCCGGCCACAACTGCAATCTGTGATCCCCCACCATCTCGGCAACATCGTCAAAATTATGTGTGCCTCCAGAGTATTCTAAAGCAGCCTCCACATGGCGGCGTAGTCTATTCAAATGCTCAATATCACTCACCGCTTGCCGCCGGCCACCGCATCCAGCCTGAACACCCCGATTCTCCAATCAGCCAAAACCGCACCCGTCACCACCATATTGACCTGCCGGCCAGAAAACCGCACAGATGTCGGATTGGCCGCTGTAAATGGCCCGAATGTGGATTGAGTGCCTGTGGGATAGAGTCGGGTCTTGAACGACACCACTGCCTCCCCAAGTGTCTGCTCGTCTGGGATAACCTCGCGCACCTTCATAATGTTGTCGCCATTGCCAAGCTGGACTGGCCCTGATTCTGCAAACAGAGTCCCCCCGTCATAGTTGAATCCAACTTCATGCTCGTACACCAAGCCATCTGGATCGACCATTAACGGGTATGTGAAAACACCGGAATCGACCCCTGCTGTGCGGTCGAGTAAACCGATGCTCCAATGGTTTTCGCGGTAGTTGTAGGTGACATAACTGTCATTCTCGTTGCTGCCGCTGGATGGATAAAACCACCAGATCTCGCCAAACTCAGAATTGTGTACAGCGTAGACCTTGGACTTTTGGCCGTAGTTGATGTTCGTGAAAATGTAGTCACTCACATCGCAGGGCAGCGGCTTGACATAGCCGTCATAAATCCAAAAGCCGCTGCTACTCATCCAGATCGCGGCAGTGTCGATGGCGGCCACCGACTGCGCCGAGATCAGGCCGCAGCCACTGCCGGCCTTCTCAAAGCCGTAAATAAATGGTGCGCCGATGTAATTCGCCGTATGGACATCCACATCGGTAAACAGCAGGTTGACACCCTTGACGCGCTTGCCGGCCATCAGGCTGCCAGGTGTGGTGAGTTCGTAGTCCCCCGCCTGATTGGTGGCCAATGGCGTCCAGACAGTGTTGTCCTCTTGGTCGCACCACTGCACCTTGCGGGGGTTGCCACCAGCGCCAAGGGCAAACAGGATGCGCTCGGCAGTGACCAAGAGAGCCTTGTTGCCGGTTGGGGCGTTGGTGATCACCGCCGCCAAGGTGGGCGTGGCAAAGCCAAGCTGCCACTCGTAGAGCTTGCCGTCAAAGTTTGAACAAGCCACCAGATACTCGCCCCAAGTGTCAAGGCTCCATGTGGTGGCCGGAATGACCGCTCCGGTGTCGGGTCTTGCCACACCATAGGCATAGTTGCCGTAAGTGTTGCCTCCGTAGCCAAGATTAACCTGTGCGCTGGCGTAGCCAGTGGTAAAACTTGTCGGCGTGATGTCCTTGAGTGTGCCGGTCTCGTTCATCGCAAACAGTTTGGAGTGCGTGCCAAGTGCAATAAATCGGCTGTTGCTGTCGGTGCGCCAAGTGATGATGGCCCTACATGATCCCGTCACGGCAGAGGCTGACCTAGTGCGCCAGCCTAGCACTGGCCGCAGCGTGTTCTCGTACCAGCGCACTAGGCTGGCATCGTGCCACCGCCCAGCAGCTTGGTACTCTGTGCCGTTTCTGTAAACACCTGGTGGAATTTTTATTGGGATGTACATGGCTATATTGTCGGTAGGTTGGACACAAAGCTCATCGTGACGATGGCCGATGGAGTAGCTGGCCGTGTGGGGCTTGTTCCAGCAGCGTACTGCTCAATTTGAACACCGATGTCGGTTGGCCTCCACATGATCTCCACATAATCAGTCGCATTCAAGCTCACAAAGTAATTTATGGCCGCAATGATGTGAAACGGGTCGCCAACACCTTTTCTAGGTGCAAAGCCAAATCTACTATTTGAATTGGCCACATTTGTACCATTGACCCGAAACCAGACATCCACATCCTGAGACGAATTTGTCGTATTTGTAAACTGAATGGAAAACTGCAAGTTCCAGATTCCAGAGTCGGCCACTGTGATTCGACTGTTGCTGGCTATTGTCACTCCATTGGAGAAGTCTGTCGTGTTAAATGTGACGGCATAGGCCGTGGTGGTGTTGGCCGCCGTCTGGTTGGTTGAGTCCTGAAAAGCCCCGTGGGGGTTGTTCATAAACTTGCCGCCCCTTGGCCCAAACAGTGAGCCGAGCGTGCTGATGAGCTTTCTAAAGTAGCTGTTCAGCGAGCCGTTGATTTCAGCAAAGTACCTGCGCTCGTACCCCTCTGGCGCAAAGCCAAGGCTGGGGATTGAGGGGACATCTAACTGTTGCTTTACATTGGCCATGAGGTGATTATTTCACCTTATGCCATGTCTGCGCCTACTTTGCCAACTTCGGCAACCCTGCGACTCCAGCCCTTGCCAAAGGTCGGCCAGTGCGGCAAGTCCATCAGGAATGAC